CCATCAAGACGGGTAGCATGACCGCTGTGTCAGCTTGCGGGACTATAAACCCAAAGCCTGCGGCGATTGGGGAGATCAGGAAGTTTACACCAAATCCAGCTACGCAAATCCAGCCAACAGCAGGACGCCAACCGCCACGAAACAACGAACCGCTGGCAGCTTCAGCTTTGTTGACTTCAAGCTGTCCCTTTGCCAGCTCTTGCGCATGTCGTTCTGACATCGTGGCAATTTCATGTGCGAGTGACGCTTTTTGATCCTTGTCTTCAATGAATTTATCTAGCAGGCCGCTTACTGGGCCTATGAGTGCTTGCAACATTTTCAATCCTTTTTCGCTTGGTATGCATTAGCCCCGAAAAACGCGCCTAATATAAGGCTGGTCGCGGGGAAGTATATCGTCGCCATGCTCCCTAAGATGTCGGACGCGCCAGTCAATCCGAGGAAGCTGGAGCCGATAACAAAGAAAGGGTAGCATAACATGCCAGCAAGCACCCACCAAATCATCTTGCGGGATTGGTCACGCTGGGCGTTGTTATCTTCGATACGCATTCGGCGGTCTTGCATCAGCAGCTCACGCTCATCAATGTCCAAAACACCATTTTTGTTCAGATCATAGTCATTCATAGCGGCTTTCCTAATTCGTCGATCGCGTCCCAAACGTTGTCAACGTCAGACTGAAGTTGCTTTATTTTGGCGTCGATGCCGTCGGTGATTAGCTCCGCACGCTCGACTTTACTGCGTAGGTCAAGCAGCGTCTTCTGCTGTTCAAGGATGTTAATCATCTGAGTGCTGATCTGTGAGAGTTTCGAGTCTAGTCCTGCCACGTCTGATTGATCAACGGTTTGTTCCAATGCTTGAATGCGGGAGGTGGCGTCGAGAACCTCGGTAACTGATTGCTCCACGTCCCAGAACCGATTAACCACATCATAGCCATAATAGATGCCGCCACTAAGACTGCCAAGCAGAGGAAGGGCAGCAGCAAGATACCATCCCTTAAACGTAAACCCGCCGATTTTGACCTCCGCATCACCCACCGTATGCAATCCCCGCTTCGTAAATATCTTCGACTGTTTGGAAGTCAGCCTGCAAGAAATTACCCATAGACAAGTAGACCCTTCGGCCTTCGCTGCGCATAAACGACATCACTAGCCTGTCGTTCGCAGCGGTGTATGTAGCCGTTGCTCTCTGGTCCACGCGCACGTTGTTGCGCCCAGCCCAGTCGTCGGTCACGCTGGTAAAGGTAGTGTTTCGTGATGCAGCTAGAAATCCAGCGGCCTCTTGGGCATAGGTCTCGACTTCAGCCAGCGCGGTGTTATATTCAGACACATCGGCGTCTGTAATGGTCATGTCAGTGGTATTGAGTGTGTCTTGCAAATCTTGACGCTCAGAAACAGTGTCTGCTTCACTGGCCATTTGTGAAACAGCGCTGACCGCTGCGAACGTAACTGTTGCCGCAACTAGACTGTCCACTGCCACCGACAGGTTATCCAGCGAAACGGCTGCACTGTCTTCCAGCAGGTTAGCTGTGTTGTAATAGGTTGCACTCTGAACATTTGAGATGGCCGCATTGTATGCGCTAGCCATCGTTGCGCTTAACTGCGCCCTAGTCACAGAGCCGTCAGGTGCAATACCGCCACGGGCCGCGTAGTAGCTAGCCCCCGTCGCCAGTGTCCGTGAGAGACTCACCTGATCCATCACCGCGTCTGCCGTCGTTTGCAGGTCGGTTATCGTTTGATCCGCCATTGCGCCTGAAGCGGTCAGACAGACTAGGCTGGCTACGATTGTTTTCTTCAACATCTGGCAAGTCCTTTCCAATCATTAACAGGGTATTCCAGAAAACCTTCTCTAGTTCGTACCCTACCACAAAGACTCTCGGATTTGAACGGTATTTTTCGAAGGCTTGGCGACCTATCAAAAGACGTCCTGTGGCAATGTCATTTACTGGGCAGGGCGTGTTGGCTAAAGCCATTGCTTTGAACACCTTAGCGTTGGAACACATGACGCTGATCCCTGACACCTGCAAGCCAAGTCCACCAACCGCCTGCGGCGCTCCCAACAGTCTAGCGTCTTTACGCCGATTACACTGCTCGTCCTGCGACATCCTACCCTCGGCGACACCAAATAGGCTCACTTGGAAGCCGCGAGATGTGGGGATTAAGCAGCTATCATTACCGCCGCCACCCATTATAGTCGGTGCCATTGCTGTGGGTACAGGATTTCCCATGACGCCCTGACCGCCGTTGTTGACGACGCTGTTAGTGTCGTTGGTATTGTTGCTGTCCACGTTAGAGCCAGCGCCTATGTTGGTGTTTAGGTCGCCATTAATGTCCTGCGCGTTGCCTGCCGTGGTTGCTAGTAGATGCAGGCAGAGCCATATGTGTTTACCATATCTGGGCATACGATTTCCATAGCTGCGGCTGCTTGTCCAATGTAGAACAAGGTTTCAGCGTCTCGATTGCGCTGGCACTTGTCGTCGCCATTACAAGCACCGCTAAAAGTCATTGGTTGGTACACTGTAGTGCATCCAGCTAGGAGCAATATAGCGATCCATCTCATCGCTCCATCAGCCGATCTATTTTTTCCTCAAGGCGGTCGAATTTATTCATAATCTGTGAGAGAACCTCAGAGCTATCAGCCTTTGTGACATACTCTTTGGCCATTTCTTCACGGGTTCTGTTCAACAGAATAGTGACGCGCTTTATCTCATCGTGCTGGGATTTAATCCACCACCCTAAACCGCTAATTACCGCAGCAAATACCATGTTCAAAAGCGCGTCCATCTCCATAATTAAGAGCCAGCAAACGTGTTTGCCGCAGATATAGCGGCGTCAATTTCAGTGAAGCTTTCGCTGCCCCAATCTTCTAACGCCTTCATGTGTGCCAGATAGCCACTGCTACGAGCTACACGCTCTTTCTTTTCAGCTAACGTCATGTCGTTACAAAATTCATTGCTATCATCAATCACGTTAGTAATTACCGACACACTACCCAGCATTGCTGAGTGGTCCTGTGCGATTTGTTCTGCGTCTCTTGCCATTGTAGTTATCCTTCTGGGGTTGTGACAGCTTCTTCGGGGTTTTCCAAAGAGTCCGCCAAGCGTGCAACGAAGGCATCACGCCCCACCGCAAGTTGATCTAAGTTGAAACGAGCATTGTCCATCTTACGGCCAAGATCGTTGACGTGGTTAAGCATAACCTTCTGCTCGTCTTTCATGTCTTCAACAAGGTATTCAATGTCGTTGACTGTGATTGGGGTTTTGTCATTTTTAGCCATCACTAAGTCTCCTTTAAGTTACGCAGCAATCGCAGCGTTTACGGCAGTCATGTCTTCTGTAGTCCAGAAGCCTTTAGCTACCATGAGTGTCAGATGATCAACATTGCGTGCCACTGTGTCGGCCCAATCAGCATCGGACGTACCTTCTGGCTTACCTGCATTAATCAAGTCAACAGAGTGGCCCATCGCAGTGTAGTGCTGTGCGATTTCTCCAGCGGTTGGGGTATCAGTCATTGTAGTTATCCTTCTAGGGTTGTTATACGAGCCGTCAGGGCTTCGATTAAAGCGTTCTGCTCTTGTATGGCTTTGACTAGGATTGGTACAAACTTGTTGTACTTAATACCCATCTGCTTGCCATCACCTGCTGTAGATACAGTAAGGTTTTTCTTAGCGGCAGTTGTATATCCAGCAGCTTCCTCAAGGGCTTGGACTTCTTGAGCCTTAAAGCCAATGTCCAACCAGTCTTCTTTGTGTGTGCCGTCAGGTGTCTGTGCGGCAAGGTCATAGTCATCAGCAGTTTTATCGCCATACTTAGAGCGTTTATCCCACTTGTATGTGACAGGTGCTAGTGCTTTGACGAAGTCTAGGCCAAGGTCTAATGCAGTAAAGTCCGTCTTATCACGTTGGTCTGATGCTACAGTCCAATCAACTTGGATGTTTGCTGTAGCAATGTTATCATCGCCAAGACATAAGATGTTACTAGCAGTAGTAACATTACCGCCGGGGCTACCTGTACGGCCTGCGTCATGGCCCAAAAATATGTTATTTCCACCAGAAGTTTGAGCAGAACCCGCATCGGCTCCTAAAGAAGTATTATTTGCCCCCGTACATAATACTGAAGCGAATTTTCCAACTGCCGTATTATCATTACCACAGTTAGCACTTAACGAACCGTAACCAACTGCTGCATTCCCAGTACCATCATCAGTAGCATCTCCAGCTAGACCGCCAATAAAGGTGTTCTGTACGCCTGTGGTGACTTGTTGACCTGCGTTAAAGCCAATCCCCACATTGTACATATCTACGGCACTACCCGGATTTTGAGTCTTTAGTGCTTCAAAACCAATCGCAACTGATCTGCTACCTAAAACATCAGTGCTTAATGCATTATATCCTACAACAGTATTATAATCCGCATCAGTTAAAGAATCACCCGCAAGTCCACCAATGAGGGTGTTGTTTATGCCCGTTGTCACATTGTACCCAGCAGCAGCGCCTACAACAGTATTGTAAGTAATTGTACCTGTCGTAAAGTTTTGAGTAGCTAAAGCACTTTCACCTATAGCAATTGAACGACTGCCTTTAGTATCCGCACCTAAAGCACCAATGCCTATAGCAACATTGTTATCAGCGTCAGTTAAAGCATCACCTGCAAATGAACCAATGAGGGTGTTAGAAACACCCGTGGTTACTGCATTACCTGCAAAATAACCAACTGCCGTGTTCAAAGAATTTGTAGCTGACGTAAAGTTTTGAGTCGATAAAGTACCATAACCTAACGCTGTAGACCTGCTGCCTAATGTATCAACTGTAAGTGCAAAGGTGCCTACTGCCACATTAAAATCAGCGTCAGTTAAAGCATCGCCAGCAAGTCCACCAATGAGGGTGTTATAAATACCCGTGGTGACTGCCTGACCTGCATCGTAGCCTACAGCCGTGTTGTAAGTATCTGCGTTTGTAGATGGGGCGTGTGATCTTAAAGTCCCAGACCCTACGGCTACGATTCTGTCACCAACAACATTAGCCCCTAAAGAGTTGTAACCCATAGCAGTGTTGTGGTCACCAACAGTGTTTGCATCACCAACTAAACCACCCACAAAGGTGTTGAATCCGCCCGTGGTGACTGCTAAACCTGCGTTTGAGCCTACTGCAGTATTGTTTGCCCCTGTGGTGTTTGCACTTAAAGATAAATATCCCACAGCCGTGTTGTTGGAAGCAGTAGTGTTGTCTTCTAAAGCTTTCCTACCAACTGCTGTGTTGTTAGAGCCTGTGGTATTGTAGAACATTGAGTCCTTACCAACAGAAGTGTTATAATTAGCGGTAGTGTTGTTGGGCAATGCTCTAGAACCCACAGCAGTATTCTCTAAACCCGTAGTGTTGTCGAGCAATGCCTCTTTTCCAACCGCTACGTTGTCAGGGCCTGTGGTGTTTGCACTTAAAGATGAATATCCCACAGCCGTGTTGTTGGAAGCAGTAGTGTTAGCATCTAAAGCGCCACCACCAATAGCTACATTTTGAGAGCCAGTTGTGTTTGCATACAGCGCCCCGGAACCCATAGCATTATTTTGCGTACCTGTAGTATTAGTACGCAAAGCAGTTTTACCAAATGCTTCGTTATTAGCACCAGTAGTATTGCTATACCCAGCCTGATACCCAACTGCCGTGTTGTCGCTGGCGGTGGTGTTTGCACTAAGTGCCTCAGTACCCAATGCGACATTTGACCCACCAGTAGTAATAGCATCACCAGCAAGACCACCGACGAGGGTGTTGTTTGCGCCTGTTGTGACATTAAGGCCAGCTTGGCGGCCCATAGCTGTGTTAAATGTTCCAGATGAATTGCTTGAAAGTGCCGCATAGCCAAATGCTGAATTAGAACTTCCCCCCGCATTCAGAGTTAAAGCACTTCGACCAAAAGCCGCGTTAAGGCTTCCACTCGTATTAGTTTTTAAGGCCTCCCAGCCAAATGCACTGTTATCATCGGCTCCTGTAGTTGCAGCTAAAGCCTTATAACCAAACGCTGAATTTTGAGAACCAGTGGTCATTGCCGTGCCAGCCTCATCGCCCACGACTACGTTTTGAACACCGCCACTGGCTAGTGCATCCCCTGCGTTTACGCCTGCTCTAAAGTTGGATGTACCTGCTGTAGCTGTGATAATATCTGCGCCGTTCGCAAAGGTTACGTCTGCTGCAAGAGCAACAGCACCTGTCACACCCAGCGTTCCACCAACAGTCATATCATCCGTAACAGTTAGATCGTCTTGAACCTTCAGATCAACCACGCTCAGCGAGGCGAAGGCATCGACCACTTTGGCTCCAGATCCAGCGCCGTCAAGATAGACAGCCTTTGTATCGCCCGGTGGAATAGTGATTGTAGCGCCAGAACCCTGCTTAATAATAATGTTTTGAGAGCCTGACGTGCCGTTTTCAATAAAACAAACTTTGCTTACTGTGTTGGGCGCAATAGTAATTGTACACGCTGAGTCGAGCGTACCCGTATATTCAACGTACAATGCCCTGACAGGGTCTGTAGCACCGTCAGCTATTGTTGAGGTGTGCGTGTCAGCGTTGGTTGTAATGCCCTCTGTGCCGTAGCCCAGAGCCTCACCAATCAGTTCTAAGTTCGTATTCGTAACCGTTCCCCATGAGCCTGACTGATCGCCAGTTGCCATCTCATTGAGGCGAAGGTCATTTACATAGGTTGAAGCCATTTTAGTCTATCCTTACAATTGCGTTATCTTTGGTGTTCGCAGGGAATACGATCTTGAATGTACCCCCACTGACGGTGAAGTCACCACCAAAGTCTAAGATGGCGATTGCGCCTCGCGCGTTTGACGATGCATCGCCCAGTGTCTTGTTGTAGATTAATGCGCCACGGGCAGTAAATGTAGCTGAAGTCCACTCTGGATCGGCAGCATCGAACACGCCGCTGGTGCTGTTTTCTTCTACTGTCTTGCTTGCCAGAGCCTCGCCACCAGTGGTGTAGCCACCGCCGTTGGCCACTTCATTGGCTGTTATGTAGCCATCCGTGGTCGCGTTTAGTGTTGCTGAACTTGTATATAGAGCAATGTGAAGCGTATCGCTGTCTAAGTGCTGATCACCCAGCATAACGTCTTTCTTAAACAGTGTACTCATCGCTTGTGTAATAGCCATTATAGACCTCCGTTGTATTCTGCGGCGTAATCGCGTTGCATCTCTTGTATGAATAATTGCAGTGCTTCGTCAAATTGTGTTTTGTAAAGCGCCAATGTCTCTCCAGCTTTGAGAAACGCTGATGCCTCGTATAAACATGCTGATAGTAACACATTTTCTGCGTTGTCGCCAATCCAATTATTTGCATTGCTAGAACTTAGCCCCGCCTCTGGGGCAATGAAGTCCACTTGGTAAGTGTCAGTCGAGTTTGGCGTTGGGGCCAATGTAATGACCGTTCCAGCCGTCCCTGCGGTCTTTGTGCTGTAGAACTCTGGGACACCTTGCGTGGCTGAGTTAGGCCAGTAATCACGAAGATATGAATCAATCCTGTGATCTAGGTATGACACGTTGCTTGAGATTATCACTGACACCTGACGTATCATCCGCGCGGATGCGACTGTATAATCAAATGTCCCTGCAACCATGTTTGCTGACGTGGTTAACCTAAAGCACGGCAAGTTTGGCAGGCGCTGGAAGATCATGTCTTCGGCCTGACCTATGATTGTATCAATAGACGCAACCAGCTCTGTGGAATCGTCTTCCAAAAAGTTCTGGATGTTTGCTTTTAATGTTGTGTAATTCATCGTCCATCACCCCATGTATCTTCGCCCCAGCCCATGTTGCCCCAGCCCATAATATTTACATCTTCTGCGCCAACGCCGCCTGTGCCGCCGACACCCGTTTCATTAATCGATAGGCTCAGAGCCTCTACGCCTACGCCGCCCGTACCGCCCGAACCAGACACGCCTTTGACACCAGTTAGCGATACAGTACCGACTGCGCCCGTGCCGCCCACGCCAGTCTCTGCTAGTGTCAGCTCTAGTAGTTCTGCGCCTGTTCCGCCTGTTCCGCCCAAGCCTGATGGGCTAGGTACACTACTGAGATCAAGAGAGACATTTCCAACATTAGCAAACGCAGGGACACCCACTGGCGGCAAGAGACGCGGATCTATTGTCCAATCCTGCGTAAAACCAATAAAAATTGCTACGTTCTCAGGATCTGTATCTGGGCGCGGATTAAACAGTGCCGTTGCGTCAACGACATTCTTTGCAGGCGTGAGCTGCGGGTGCTTCGGCTCCCAATCTTCTGGCGAAACACGCAAGCCATCCCAAGTGGTCTTTAGTTGGGTATACCTGACCCGAAGACCGCTTCTGTCGCTTATTGCGTAAGATTTTTTTCCTCTTGCGTATTTTGCCATTAAGATAAATTCAGCGCAGTTGGCTGAATCCTCAAACTTACGCCGTCATTATCCGTGGAAGCTGCAAAGCTAAACGCGCGTTCGTACATTTCATTCAATATTGTAAACTTATCATTCGCAAATTTCAGTGACAGCTTACTCGCTAGGCCAGCGCAGATGCATTCGTTCCAGCGATATGGGATGTCGGCATCTTGATTTGACGCCGTGACATCCTCTAGCTGGTTTATGGCCCAGTAGATAATGCTGTACGTTGTCCTGTCTGGAACCTGCCAGATGTAGAGGACTGGCGTGATCTGCTTGTCCAGCATGTATTGGCTTGGCTTGCCCGGTGACGTTTTGTTTGGCAGTTGGTTGTAATCAGCAATTGAAACGCGATTAATAATCTGGTCAGACGTATTTGTCCCAGAGCTGTCGCGGATTACCGCGTCCAAAATATCAATCGTGCCAGCAGGAAGCGGGTATGGCGCTGTCTGGCCGCTCACTAGGGTCAAAGTCTTTTGCGACAGCGCCCAGTAGTTAATACCCCTATTTGCCCACTCAGAGAAGAGGAGGTTAAGGCTGCGCCGTGCTGACACAGCCCGATCACCTGTCTGAACTTGTGGATCAAGTCCGCAACGCTCAAACGCCTCAGTGATTATTTCCTGTATGTCAGGTTTAAACGCTACGGTTCCAGAAGTTGCCATTTATTTCCCCTACGCGAAGAACACGTTCGCTAATACCACTGTGGCAACTGTATATTTCACAGAGAGGCCATCTTTAAACAACATGCCCTCGTCTGGAATAGTATTATCTACAGTTGAATTGTCTGTGCCAATTGTTTGTGCCTTAAATATGATAGTGCCGCTGTCTGGCGTACCATTAAAGAAATCAACCAGCCCTGCCGTTCCAGCGGAGACAATTGAATAGCCCTTCAGTCGTGTGCGACCACCCCCAGCTACTGCACTGGCACAAAGTGACCCAGAGCCAACTGTAATGTTTGCAGCGTACTGGGCAGAGCATTCTACTGCGCTGACGGTTAAAAATAACGTAGCACCCGCCACTGCTTCTGCAGAACCCGTTGAAGTTATCACTTCAGTAATAGCATTACCAAAAACATCTGTGCCAGTAATGGTACACGTCTTATTGTTGTCGCCAGTCCCTGCCGTCGTGACAGTTACGTTTCTAGCGCCGCCACCTAAGAAGGTAGTTGCCGCCATTGTGGCTGATGTATTTGGTCGAGCTGCTGTAACCAGTCGATCAGGATCGGCTGCGTTTTCGTCGGCTATAAATTTGACTTGTACGTCTGTTTGTACGCCCATGTTAATCTCCTAGAAATTAATGGTGGGGCGTTAACCCCACCAGATTAATTACGCAATTTGAACGTACTCAATAATGAACGTAAACGACCCATCCGTTGTGGAGTTTACAGTGTTTGTAACATTACAAAAGATGGTTCGTTCCGCAGAAGCATACTGAGCAGAAATAGGTGCTGTTGTTGCGTTTTGAGTAGTAGCAACCAAGGTAGTAGTTGTTACGTTTCCAACGACAACTGTTGTACCGCCATCTAGGATTTCGTCTGCGATAGCCGCAACAATTTGTGCGCCCGAAGAGGATGTACCAACTTCATAACCAATGTCACCCGTTCCAATAACAGGAGCTACAGCACAAAAGATTTTAATGTTTGTGATGATTGTATTTGCTGGCTGAGTAAACTCACCAATCGCTGGGCTGTCGCCTGCGGTTGAGTTAACAGTAACGCCTGTGGCAAAGCCAACGTGCTTTACAAATTTGTCGGTAACAATACCTGTGGAAGCAATAGTTGCAATGTCTGTATAAGCACCAGTTGTTGCATTTTTAGAGACAACTTGGAAGCCGCCTTCTGAGCGCACTGGCCCAGTAAAAGTTGTATTAGCCATGTGATTCTCCTGTCGTGGCAAATGTCAGACGCACCATGCGGCTGTCAGGGATGCGGAAACAATACAACAGGTTCGATTAAAAAGAAAGAGGCGATCCGAAGACCGCCTCTGGTTGATAATTACCAAACCTCTCCGTTGACTGTTACTTTGGTGGGGCGCTGGATAATGGTTTGCTTTACACCTTCACGCTCACCATGTTCCTTGATCTTGGCCATGCACACAACCGCACTGCCTTTACCAAAGCAGTTAGAACCTTTGTAAATTACAACATTGTCGTCAGCATCGCGGCAGATATTGATGTAGCTTGTGCCATACACACCATCAAGACTAACAACGTGCTTGACTGTGAGTGCGAAAGACTGACGCTCACCTACTGTGCCGACCCAATCAGACTTTGCGTCTTGTGCGGCCCACTCAGTAGCCTGTGCAGTACGTTTTGCCATGATTTTGCGAACTGCGGCCATCTGGTTGTCAGTCAGACCACCCCACTCATCGATGCTGGCGTTCATTGCGCCAAGGAAGCCGTCGCCATAATTTCCAGAAAGAAAGTCGAGCATTTCCTGCGCGTCTTCGTTAACCTCAAGCCAGTGGCGGCGGCGTGAGGTTGCTGCGTTTGCGCGTTTGCGACCAGCGATTGCGTCATGGTAGCGATGGGCGTATTGGTGAGTGTGATCATAAGCCATATCAAAAAAAATCCTTTCTAAACTCTATACACCTTATCTAGTACACTAAATCAGGTATTGCAAGAGGGAAAGGTAAAAAGAAAGAGGCGATCCGAAGACCGCCCCAATCAAACCAAAACTAGGTTTTTAGCTTATGCGCCTTCGGAACCGAAGATGCCGCGCCAATCAGTGAAACCAAACGAATAACGCTCACGACACTTATAGCGAATGTTACCAGTCTCGAAGTCGCCTTCCATACCCTTTTTCATTGCTGAACGAGTAAAGTATTTCAGACCATCTGGGACGTCTGTCTGCACAAAGAACTGGTCAGCATCTGTCAAACGGCGCATCACATGATAGCCTTTTGGCAAATAGCCGCCACTCTTAATGGCGTTAATATCGTTGTCAGCAGTTCCAGTGCGGAGCTGTGATT